AATACAATATTTGATTATTTTACATCAAGAGCTTTAGCTGCATATTATAATACAACTTTAGCTGATAGAAACATGCAACCATTTTTAGGAGATGAATTATTTCCAGCAAGAAAAAAAATGGGATTAAATCTAAAATGGATTAAAGGAGCCAAAGGTTTACCAACAACTTTAAGTTTATCTGCTTTTGATGCTAAATCTACCAAAAAAGATAGAATAGGATTTGAATCAGTACAAACACAAATGCCTTTCTTCAAAAATGATATGCTTATTGATGAAGAATTAAGACAAGAATTATTAATGGCTATTGAATCAGGTAATGCTGATTATGTAGATACTATTTTAACAAATATATTTGATGATACAACAACATTATTAGATGCTGCTGCTGTAACAAGAGAAAGAATGAGAATGCAATTACTTTCTACTGGTACAATAGTATTAGCAAATAACGGACAATCTTATTCTTATGATTATGGATTGGCTTCAGATCAAAAATATACTCCAACAACATTATGGAGTAGTACAACTTCTAGTCCATTAGATGATATTATTGCAATGCAAGATGTTATTGAAAACAAAGGATATGCAAGACCAAGAAGAGCTATTACTTCAAGAAAAGTAATGAGAATGTTAATGAAAAATGAAGGAATTAAAGAAGCAATTTATGTTATGAGTAATGGAAAAGTAACATTAACAGAAGATAATGTTAGAAATTATTTTAGGGAAAATGCAAATATTGATATTGCTGTTTATGATAAAAGTTATTTAGACGAAACAGGAGCAGCACAAAGATATTTACCAGAAGACTTATTTATTTTAATTCCAGAAGGTAATTTAGGAAATACTTGGTTTGGTACTACACCAGAAGAAGCAGACTTAAGAAGTGGTGCAACAGATGCACAAGTTACAATAGTTGACACAGGTGTTGCCGTAACAACAACTAAAACTACAGATCCTGTTTCAGTTGATACAAAAGTATCACAAGTTTGTTTACCATCATTTGAAGCTGCTGATCAAATTGTAATTGGAGATGTAGCATAGAAAGGAATGAAGTAATAATGATTACTATACAAAAAGGAAATCATACTTTACAAGTTTCTAAAGATACTTATAAAACAATGTTTGAAAGAATGGGATATGTTATTGTTAATGATAAAGAAGAAGTAAAAAAAGAAACAAAAAAAGAAAATTCTTCTAATGTTAACAATACAAAAAGAAATTCTGAAAATAAAAAAGAAAGTATTGAAGAAAGTAAAGATGAAAAAGAAAGTTCAAATGACAATTTAGAAGATATACTTGGTATGTTATCTGAAAATGATAACAAAAAAGAAAATAGGCAAACAAAAAATAAGGAGGAAAAATAGTATGATTTATAGTATAAACGGAAAACCTTATGTTAAAGTAGCCAATTATTATAAAGAAGTATCTATTGATAAAAAAGGAAATGAATATTCAGTAAAACCTGTTGGAGGAAAAGAAACAAGAGTAGAAAACCCAAATCCAAAAGAAGTTATAGAAATGACTCTTGAAGATTTTTACTCAAAGAAAAATGTTTCTTCTAATGGTAAAAAAAGTATAGATATTTAAAAAAGGTGGTGGGGATAAAATGACTTTTGAAGAATATAAAAATACAGAAGAATCAGAGGCTTTATTAGATAAATTGAAAAGAAAATTAAAAGTAAGAGGATTTAATATTGAAGATTTTACTGATAAAGATTTATATGACGAAATAGAAGATGCAATTGAAACTGTTAATGACAGAAGACATTTTATACCTACTGATACTAAATTATTTGAAGATAAATATAAAGGAATTGTTGTAAGGCTTTGTATTTGTTCAATCGCAAAAATGGGAGCAGAGGGACAAATTTCACATTCTGAAAATGGAGTTTCTAGAACATATTCAGGAGCATCTGAAATGCCTAATGATATTTTACAAGAAATAGTTCCATTAGGAAGGATTAAAGAATTATGATTGGTTTAAAAAGAAATAAAAGGATATTTTATTTATGTAAAAAAATACCAAATTCAACAAAATTTGAAGAACCTATTAAAGTTAATTTAAATTATGAACC